CATTTGTTTGACACTGATACTTTAGAACATACTCCAGTTAATAATCCATATCAACTTTTTCATAATTTATATTATGAAGACACACCTCATCAGATGTTAGATATCACTAAGTATGATCAAAAAATATTAAAGGTGATTGTTCGTAAGAAGTCAGATCCAAAACAATTTGAAAAATATATTGATAAACTTTATTCATCAAATCTGGCAGAACTCAAGATTGTTGAGAACTTTGATTTTACAGAGGGAGAAGAGTTTGAAGCAGATGAATCTGAAGATACAATATCTTTGTTAAATAGATATATACAGGAGTCTGAAGTTGATTTAGATAAATCTGTAATTACAGAAATACTTCAAGACGTTTATCGGGAGGCCTGTGAGGTTGAGTAATGTTTATCTTAGCGGTTAAAGGGTTTGAGGAAGATGGTGCTTTCTCTATCGAGAATGATGATGGAGATAAAGTTCTTTTAATGTTTGAAGAAGAGGATGACGCAGATAGATATGCTGATTTAATATCAGTAGAAGATGACTATCCAGAAATGAGTGTAATCGAAGTAGATGACTTTGTTGCAATGAGGGCTTGCGAAACTCACGATTACATGTATAATATAATTAGACCAGACGATATCGTGGTTCCACCAAAGAATGATTTGTTTCAAAAAGATAAAATGGCGTAATTTGTTGTCTACTGGTAATCAGTGGACTGAGATTGACTTAAATAAAAAATCGAATACAGTTATTATTGGTACAAATGGTGCTGGTAAATCTACCATGTTAGATGCACTTACCTTTGTTCTATTCAATAAACCTTTTCGCAAAATTAATAAATCTCAACTTGTAAACGCTACAAATGAAAAAGATTGTGTAGTTGAACTTGATTTTACAATCGGATCAACTGATTGGTTTATTCGTAGAGGTATCAAACCAAATATATTTGAGATTCATCGTAATGGATCGATGATGAATCAATCTTCTGCTGCCAATGATCAACAGAAATGGTTAGAACAAAATGTTGTGAAGATGAATTATAAGTCATTCACACAAATCGTTATATTGGGTAGTAGTACATTTGTTCCATTCATGCAACTGTCAGGTTCAAATCGAAGAGAAGTCATAGAAGATTTATTAGATATCAAAATATTCTCAGCGATGAATAATATTATTCGAGATAAGATAAGAGATAAGAAAGATGCAGTTAGAACTCTAGAGTTAAAAAAAACATCTTTGAAAGAAAAATTAGAGATGCAACAGAACTTTATGGAGGAGATTGAAAAGAGAGGTAAAGAAAGAATTGACTCTAAAAGAAATAAGATAAATGATTTAGATGAGGAAATAGATCATCATTCAATATCAAATAAAGATATGCAAGATGAAGTATCTAACCTAATTAAGGAACAAGAAAAATATGTAGGTGCTAGTAAAAAACTTAAAGAGTTAGGAAATCTAAAGGGGAAGATATCAAACAAAGCATCAACAGTAAAAAAAGAACATAAATTCTTCAGTAAGAATACGGTATGTCCTACTTGCACACAGAACATTGATGAGGATTTAAGGCTAAATAAGCTTGACGAAGCCCAACAGAAAGCTAAAGAACTACAATCTGGTTTTCAAGAACTAGAAAAGGCAATACAAAATGAAGAAGAAAGGGAACGTCAATTTGTTCAACTCACTAAGGAATCAACCAAACTCACGAATGAAATTTCTCAAAACAATGTTAAGATCTCTGGATGTCAAAAACAGATCAGAGAACTTGAATCAGAAATTCAAATTATTACCAGTCAACTTGAAAACAGAAATTCTGAACATGAGAAACTAACTGAATTTGACCAAAAATTAAAAGAGACTTATGACTCTTTGGGAGAGAAGAAACAAGAAATACTACATCATGACTTTGCTTATTCACTTCTCAAGGATGGTGGCGTAAAGTCCAAAATCATCAAAAAGTATCTACCACTTATAAATCAACAGGTTAATAAGTATCTCAGGATGATGGACTTCTATATTAATTTCAAACTTGATGAAGAGTTCAATGAAACCATTCAATCTCCTATTCATGAGGACTTCTCATATTCATCCTTCAGTGAAGGTGAAAAAATGAGAATCGATCTAGCACTTCTCTTCACATGGAGGGAGGTTGCTAGATTTAAAAACTCAGTCAATACAAATCTACTTATTATGGATGAAGTATTTGATAGTTCACTTGATGGGTTTGGAACAGAAGAATTTTTAAAGATTGTAAAATATGTAATCAAAGATGCAAACGTATTTGTAATATCTCATAAACAATCTCTACATGATAGATTTGAAGATCTGATACAGTTTGAAAAGGTCAAAGGATTTAGTCGTATGACATAAATAAAATTAAAGTTCGGTAATCCGCATGATACTAGAGGAGGCATGTCACTCACTTAAGTTAGAATGTGCGTTAAGAGATTTAGGTTTTGTTGATATTGGTTGGAAGTGTGTTGCACACGCAGGCATATTCTTCATTCAGCCAGTAGGACTTCCAGATGACCCAGATGGAGAATTGCTAGGATTTTCTTTGACACTACCTAACACTCATGATATGCGTAGAGTTCGTTTGATGCGAACTGCAAAGAGAGCTTTAGACTATGCGTCAGGTGTAGACGATTAAATTAGTGGCACAATCACTGTTTCTATTTTGTGCTGAGGAATTATAATAGGGACATATACGAGAGGTTTAGATGTCCATTCAACAAGAAATTAAATCACAACTTGCAAAGTTACTCGCTACAGAAGATTTGATTGTAGAACATAAACAGGTCGAGACTGCAAGTTTCAACGTAGAGACAAGAGTTTTAGTTCTTCCATTATGGGAGAAAGCATCAAGTGAAGTGTATGATATGTTAGTTGCACATGAAGTTGGTCATGCACTCTTCACTCCATGTGAAGATTGGTTAGATAGATATGATATACCACCATCATTTGTAAACATAGTTGAAGATGCTCGTATTGAGAAGTTGATGAAGAGAAAGTATGCTGGTCTTCCAAAAACATTCTTTAATGGATACAAAGAACTACAAGGAATGGACTTCTTCAAGTTAAGTGGTATTGATGTGAATGAGATGGGTATTGCTGACAGACTAAATTTATATTTCAAGATAGGTAACTTTATTGATATTGACTTCAATGATTATGAGAAGACTCTTGTAAGTATGGTCAAGTCAGCAGAATCATTTGATGATGTTCTTGAGTATTCAAAAGTTATCTGGGAATATGCAAAAGAAGAATTAGAAGAGAAGAAAAAAGAACAAGAGAAGATTGAAGAGATGAATCCAAAGGCTGAGATGGAAGATGGTGATGGTGACAATGAGAAAGAATATCGCACCACAACTCAAGGCACTGAAGGAGATTCAGAAAAGTCTGATGTTGAAAATGAAGATGAGTGGGATGATGAGGATGATGGTTTAGATTATGATGACCAAGCATATTCAAAAGGTGGTATCTCTCTTGGTGATGAGCCACAGGTTGAAACTGCTGAGAATCTTGAAGAGTCTCTCAAGGATTTAGTAAATGAAGCTGGTCGTGAGACACTCTATGTTGAGAAACCAAATGACTTAGACCTTGACAAAGTTATCATTCCTAACTGGTATATTCATAAGAATATTGATTTTGAGTGGCGTGAAAATACAGCATCAGATTTCTTCAACGCTGATAAAGAGTTTGATGAGTTCAGAGTATCTGCAAGAAAAGAAGTTAACTATCTTGTCAAAGAGTTTGAGATGAAGAAGTCAGCATCTGCATATGCTCGTGCTGCAACTTCAAGAACAGGAATGCTTGATATGTCAAAACTTCATACATATCAATACTGTGAAGATATCTTCAAGAAAGTTACAGTTCTACCTGATGGTAAGAATCATGGATTAGTATTCATTCTTGATTGGTCTGGTTCAATGTCTTACATTATGAAAGATACAATCAAACAGTTATACAATCTAATCTGGTTTTGTCGTAAGGTTCAAATTCCATTTGATGTTTATGCTTTTACAAATTGTCATCCCTATCACAACATGAGGGAAGCACGTTATACAGCAAAGAACAATCTAGTTTGTATTGAAGAATCATTTAGTCTTATGAATCTATTCACATCTAAGGTCAACGTTAGAACTCTAGACCATCAGATGAGAAATATATATCGCATGGCGACTCGATTTGGTTACTCTCATGTTTCTTGGGATGATAGAGATAGATTCCAAGTTCCTATCGGTATGGGTCTATCAGGTACACCATTAGATGAGTCTTTGATGTGTTTACATCAAATTATTCCTC